CGGCCGGAGGAGCGCCGCCGTCGAGGTCCCTGTGAGCCATCGCCAGGCCGTGCCATTCGGCGAACGTCGGATAGCGGAAGTAGACCGGCTCGCTATAGCCGGGCGGATTCACGAGGAGCGTTTCGGAGATATTGTCGAGGAGGCTCATTGTCCCTCACCTGTCAGTTTGAATACGGCCTGGCCCACGAGAAACTCGCCGACGCTGCCGGTCACATCGAAGGTCTCGAGGTAAGCCGGTCTCGACAGCGACCCACCTTCGAACGACACCGAAACGGTCCCACGGGAGCCGATCTGGGCGTTCGTGTAAGGAGGGCACCCGTAAAGTGTGACCTCGACCGTCCCCGGATCAATCGCGACACAGTCGTAGGTTTTCACGATCCGGGCGTTCGCCCCGGAGCCGACGACCTCGCTCGTGATGTTCGTCTTTTCGGCGAACACGGCGGCCCCTGGAGAGATCCGGAACCGCGTCATTCGGCCAAGAGTTTGGCCGTTGAAACTACAGCTTGATCCCTGCGACGAAGGAGTCGGCATCGTGACCGGCCTCCCTTACGTCAAGCCGCATAGTCGGAGGTGTAGTTCGCCGACCACTTCTTCAGCTCGCCCACGGAGTCGTCGCTCGTGGAGTCCATACACTTACAGGTGACCCCCTCGGCCGTGATCGTGGTCCCCTTCGTGGGCTTCGTTGCCCCCAGGCCGTCGATCGTCACCGTCACGATCGCGCCGGAGTTTGAGTTTTGCCCGTTGTCCGTCAGGCCGTTTTCGTAGACGCGAGTCGATCCGTGAGCGAGCGACAGCGTCGAGGCGTCGAGCTGCGGCGTCACGTCAGCCTTCCGCGACACCTTCACGGAGACCTTCGTCGCGCCGGAAACGCCGAACGCGTTGAACCCCTGCGAGCTGGTGAATGTTACGGGATCTGGCACTTCTACAGCTCCTTACGTCGTGGGCGGATAGTAGGAGAACTCGACCGAAAACGTCGCGTATTTACCGACCTCGTACGACTTCTCGAACGATTCGCAGATCCAGCCGGTCGTAGTGGCGGCCGCCGTGATCGCGAGCGTGGTGTCGCTCTTGAGATTGCCCGACACGGACACCGTCTTCGTCGCGGTGTTCGTCCCGCCTTCGACCAGCGGAGGGGCCGCATACTGTCGCGTCGAGTCCCCGAGGACCGTCACGTCTTCCTTCGCGGTCGCGCCGGAAGTCTCGATGTCCTTCAGGGAGATCGTCTTCGCGCCGGACGGAATCGTCGGGCCTGGCGAGGTCAGTGTGGAGATCGGCATGGTCTGCTCCTGTGTCGGGCGTGGTCGATTTTATGGCCGTCGTAGCGGGGCGAATCTCACTCGGCCCAGCGGATCTCGACCGACAGCTCGACCGTGTAGGTCGGCGTCTCGCGGCCCTCGAGGTAGTCGGGCTGGCCGTCTCGCTCGTCGAGAACCAGGCAGTGCTCGACCGTCGTCCCGTCGGCGGTGCCGGCGAACTTGTGGATCGCCGCGGTGATCTGCCCGGCGAGCGTCCAGGCCTGGACGTAGTCGTCGGCGTAGACCGCCACCAGGAACCGGGCGACCGGGTTCACCTGGTCGGCGGCCGGGGTGTCGTCGAACGTGTCGGCGAGGACCTGCTCGCGGCTCGTCGCCTCGCGAGCGTAGATAGTGAAGGGAGGCGACTGGGTGCCGGTCATGCCGACCGGCCAGGCCGTGGCCGACGTGGCGTTCTCGATCGCTTCCTTTAGCCAGACGTGCGGGGTAGGCACTGGTTGTTCCTATCGTGGGGCGACGCCGGCAGCGAGACCGCGTTTCGACATGCCTGGTCGCATAGGCGAGTTTGCCTCGGCGACGGCCTTGTCGAGGGCCGCAGCCATTTCGACCTCTAGCTTGGCGAGGACGACCGATCGTGAGGCCGCGAGCGTTTTATCGATGATCTTTCGCGGCTCGATCCCGCGACTCGTACCGAACTCCAGCCAGATCGCTTTTCGCGACTCGAAACCGTACTTGTAGCCGACGACTCCGATCACGCTGCCGTCCTTATTCCGGCCGATGTATTTCGCGGTGAACGTCGCAGCCTTTCGGAGCGATCCGCCACGTCGCTTGTAGTTCTCCTTCAGCTCGCCGCGAACGACGGCAGCCTTCACGCGGCGGCCGCCACCCTTCGGCGTGTTCGCCTTCAGGATCTTCACAGCGTCCTTGCCTGCCCGCTTCATGGCGGCCTGTAGATGCTTCTTCGCGACACTGCGCGGCAGCTCGTTGTAGCGCCGCATCAGCTCGCCGACCTGGCCTCCCATGTCGCTCCAGGAGAGAGAGATCATGGGACCTGCTCCTCGACGGTCAGCTCCAGGTCCTCGCGGTTCCCCTGCTCGACGACGGCCGAGATGTAGAGCAGCCGGTCGCCGCGGGCGAGCCAGCGGAGCCGCTGGTCGCCTGCCAGCCCGGAGCGGTAACGCGTGTAGACCGTGGCCGAGATCCCGCCGCCGACTTGTCCGCGGCGGGCCTGCTCGTTATAGGACGTGGCCTCGTAGGAGCCGAAGATCGTCGCGACCGTCTCCCAGGTCTCGACGGTCCCGCCTGCCGCGTTGCGGCTGCGGACAGGCCTCTCCAGGACGAAGACTTCGCGGTAGCGGCCGGCAGCTCGTGCCATTACCAGCCTCCGTTCCACGAGCTGGCCGCGAGGAGCGTCTCGAAGGCCTGAGGCAGCTCGCCGCCGCCTTCGGTGTTCAGGACGCCGCGGTTCTCGAACGAGTGGTTGACGTAGGCCAGAAGAGCCGAGCGGACCATCGGCTCGATCACGCCGCCCGGAGCGACGCCTCCCCAGTAGACGACGACGACCTTCCCGGTCGTGGCGGTGTCGAGCGTCAGGGTCGCCGGGAACGAGTCCTCGTCGACCTCGTAGTCGGTCGAGGCCAGGGCCGTCCCGTCGACGGTGACCGTGATCGGATAGTTGCCCGAGATCAGGACCGGAGGAGCCGGCAGGTCGAGCACGTCGCCGCCCGTCTGCCACGTCGCCCGATACTGGGTCGCGACGAGCGTCACCGAGAGCCGCCGCTCGATCAGCCGCCGGGCGGCCGCGATCTTATCCAGGAGGAATCGATCGTGTTCGGTCTGGTCCTGGGCGAGCGAGACCTGGGCCTTCGCGTCGGTGAGCGTCACAGGCTCGACAATAGGCCACTGGAGGACGCGGATCGTGTCGGGCTTCGCCATGCTCGCCTCCGGAGGTCCCTATAGTCAGAGAGCCGGGGCCGGCATCCCTGCCAGCCCCGGCCCCGAGAATCACATCGTCGAGGGTCAGGCCTTCGCGAGGCGACCCACGAACTCCGGAGCGTGGTTGCTCACGCCGAACCGGGTGTTCGCGACGTAGAGCACCTGGCGATTCCGCATCAGGATCTCGCGGCCCGCTTCGATCTCGAGGCCGCTGTCCTTCAGGCCGACCACCGTCGACATCGAGAAGTCGCCGTAGAGAGCCAGGGTCGTGGAGGGGAGGCCCTTCACGAGGTAGACCGGAGCACCGAAGATGGTCGGCACGACCCGGCCGCCGCCGACCGTCAGGGTCGTCTGTTGAGCGGACCAGATCTTCATCAGGTCGACCCAGCCAGCACGCGAGCAGACCCACGAGGCGGTCCCCATCACGGCCTCGTCGACCTTACCGACCACGTCGGCCAGGTTCGCGAGGCTCGTCGCCGTGGAGCCGGCCGCCACGGTGATCGTGTTGCCAGCCGCGACGCCAGCCGCGAGGCCGCCGATCGTCGGGTTCGACGCCTGGCCCGCGAGCCAGAGCGAGTCCATCTTCTGAGCGTAGGCCAGGGCGAACCGCTCGGCCACGAGGCCGGCCACGTCGAGCGGCGAGTCCTCGATCAGGCTTCGCGAGATCGCGACCGAGCCCCGCATCTCGTACATGGTCAGAGCACCGACCGAGGACACGAGGTCCTGATCCGTGGTCGCCGTGCCTTCCGCGACAAGGCTCGCGGTCGCGTCGCCGACCTTCGGGAAGTCGATCTTCTGGCCGCGGGGCCGGACGACCGTCGCGAGCTGAAGAGCGACCGACGCGTACTGGAGCCGGTTGACGATCGCGCCGTACAGCTCCTTATAGACGTACTCGGCTCCGATCCCGTCGTAGGTGCTAGAGGTCTCGCCCATCGCTCGGGTCTCGCCCGTGTAGAGGGCCTTCAGGTACGAGCCGACGGCCTCGGCAGCACGCCGCGAGCTGAAGAGCTTGATCCCGCTCCGCACGTCGGCGGGCTCCTGGAAGTCTTCGACGGCGGCCTTCTCGGCAACCTTCGGCGACGAGGCCGAGCCGGTCACCTTCCGGAGGCCG